GCACACTCAAGAGCGCCCAGGCTGGGTTGCTAAAAGCCGGTGGGCGTTGCCTGAATCCATGCCGCTCGATTACGAAACCTTTTCAAACGAACTCGCAAACGCGATGAAAACCCAAGGAGAGTAGACATGGCTGAACTTATTGGATTTGACTTCAACCCTGACGCCATTGCCGACCGCCCAGGAAAGACGCTGCTGCCTGTTGGCGATTACATTGCCGAAGTGACGGACAGCGACTTTAAGGACACCAAGAGCGGGCTTGGCAAATACATTAATCTGGAATTTACGATTGTTGACGGCGAGTACGTCGGTCGTAAGTTTTACGAGAACCTGAATGTTGTGAACAAGAACGAGAAGACTGTAGAAATCGCTAATCGGGCCTTGAAGGACTTGTTCCGCGCCGTCAACCTGCTGGGCAAGCCGTTTAAGAACACGGAGATGCTTCACAACATCCCGCTCAAGGTGCGTGTGACGATGGGCAAGCGCACTGATAACGGCGAGGATGAGAACCGGCTTCGTTTCCTTTCGATCAACGAAGTCTCCGCACCCGTAGCTACCGCACCTGCCGCTGCTTGGTCGCAAGCGTCGGCGTCCCCCAGCGCGGCGGCTACGGGCAACGCTCCCAAGAAGAAGCCTTGGGAAAAGTAGCAAGCGAGGCCGGGGGTGTAACGCCCCCGGCTTTTCACCTCAATCAACAGGAGCCACCCATGGACGCCGACCTCTACACCTTCCGCCTCGCCAGCGGGGCGCATCCAAACCCACAGCAGGGCACCTGCTTCATGGAAGCCGTCGCCTGGATGGCGCGCGAGCCGCACAGCGACCGGCCACAATGCGCTTGCCCAGTTTTGGGTACGTTCGGCATTCGGCTCAACGACCGCATGACGGACGACGAGCGCAAGGCGCTCAATCCCCTCATCATCAAAATGATGAACACGCGCAGCGACGCGCACGAAGAAGTGCGCGCGGCGCATTTGATTCAGGGTGTCGTAACACGAATTTTGGTGCCGATTTTCGAGGCGCGCGGCTGGGGTGATGTCGCGGCGATTATGCGGGCAATCCCCGTTGGCGCGACGCGTTCGGAAATGCTGCCAAATTTGCGCACCGCTAGGGAGTTGGCAGACAAGAAAAGGCGCGCCGCCGACGCCGCCTACTACGCCGCCTACTACGCCGCCGACGCCTACGCCGCCTACGACGCCGCCGCCGCCTACGACGCCGCCTACGCCGCCGACGCCTACGCCGCCTACGACGCCGCCGCCGCCTACGACGCCGCCTACGCCGCCGACGCCGCCGCCGCCTACGCCGCCTACTACGCCGCCGACGCCGCCGCCTACGCCGACGCCGCCTACGACGCCGCCGCCGCCGCCGCCTACGACGCCGCCGCCGCCGCCTACGACGCCGCCGCCGCCAAACTTCGCCCGCTATGGCTGCGCGAATCTGTCGCTATCCTCTCCGAGGCCATCAACCTTGGCCCCCACAACGGCGACGAGTTTTACGACATCGCCGAACGCAACAGCCGCATCAATGCTTTCCGCACACAAATCTTGGAGCGGGCGGATGGCTGAGCCCGCCGCCACCCCAGAGCGCACGGCATGCGCACCGGGATGCCTTGAGAAACTAGCCATGGAAGTCGAGCGCATTGTCGCGGCGATGGAGCTCGCCAACGTCTTAGCAGATACCAAATCACAAGCCCCCACCCCATAGGAGAGACCCATGAAGAACTGCGACCTCACCCTAGACGAGATGCGCCGGATTGTTGCGGCTGCGGACGGGCCGGTGTTTAAGGCGTAGGAGATGGCCATGACCACCCCGACGCATCGCTGCGTGAATTGCAAACGCGAGTGGCAAGAGACGCAGTTGGAGGTGTGGCAAGGCTTCCCCGTGCAACAGCGCTGCCCGGAATGCAAAAGCGCGTGCGCCAAGATGGACCCCGTTCCCACCACCCCTCCCGAGGATGAGCAAAGGTGGGCGGAGTTGGCGGAGAAGACTGTTCAAAGTTCAGACAATGCTTGGGAGAAGTACGCGAACAAGCAATACGCACGCTCATTTTCTAATGAGTATGTCTTGGCTCAGGCCGTTAAATCCCTCCTCACCCGGCTTGCGGCTGCAAGGGAGGGCGGGAGATGAGCGACACACAGGAAAAGCTCATTTCGATTGTTCAGGCCGCAGAGCGTGGCATTGAGCGTGTACGCCAAACAATTTGGGGCAATAAATTTGACCATGTGAAGATCGACATTATCGACGGCAAGCCCGGACCATGGCTGCACCTTTACGCGCCATTCAACAAAGAGTGCAACGGACGCGATCCGGTGGACATGCTTGCCATGCCGCCAGTTGATATTCACGCGAGCGTGTTTGTGCCATACACGGGGCCGCTTTCAGACTCAGACGAATACAAAGCCGAGCGCGCGCGGTTTGCAGGATGCTTGGAGCAAAAGCCATGACCCCCACCCCCACAGACGCGCAGATCGAGGCGATCAGGGAGCGGCATGAACGGGACGTTGCGGACCTCAATCTGTTGGGGACTCACAAAAGCCGTTATCTGAAAGAGGGATGGCTAGACGTTCACCAAGACCGCGCCACCCTCCTGTCCGCCTACGACGCCGGCCTGGACCGCCCGAGGTGGCAAGGGATTGAAAGCGCGCCGAAGACCGGCGACGACTTAATCGAGAAGTGCATTATCGGATATTGCGCTGATGAAGAACACCAAAACGACCGGATGAAAGTTGTATGGTGGGAGCCAAAGATCAAAGGCGGTGTCTGGTGGTCCGACGCGGACATGGAGTGCAAACCCACCCACTGGCAACCCCTCCACACCCCACCCACGGAGCCCTCGCATGGCTGAGTTCGACGCTGAGAAGATCGCGCGGGCTATTGTGGATGAGTACGTCTGCCAGCTACACGCTGCCGAGCGGAAGGGACTGTACGGGCAAATAATGCGCGCCTTCACCACCGCCCGCAACGAAGGGCTGGAGAGAGCGGCGGAGATTGCAGCGCACAAAGTATCCGGCGCTTACGGCGGCCTATCCGTGCCGCGCTTCAGAGACGGCGAGTTAGCAGCCCAGGCCATACGGCGGGAGATTAAGTAAATGACCGACTTCGGCATTAAACACGACGCTGGCAAGCCTATGGTGTTGCGGGGGTTTCTGAAACAATTCCCGCGAGCCGTTGAGGAGGTGGCGCGGGCGTCGGAGTTTGGCGCGGCCAAGTACACATGGAACGGCTGGGAGACTGTGCCTGACGCACTGGAAAGGTACAGCGAGGCCCTGGCGCGGCATCTAATGAAGGACGGCACAGACCCCGAGAGCGCCATGCTCCACGCTACCCACGCCGCATGGAACGCAATGGCGCGGCTGGAACTGATATTAAGGAAGAAGTAATGGTCCCCATCAACCTGCCAGACAACACGCTCACGCGTATGAACGAAGCCCTTGAGGCGCAGCATGTCTCGGAGCAACGTGGATACATTGGCGCGTCCTCAATTGGCGCGGCGTGCGAGCGGCGCATATGGAATCAATTCCACTGGGTCAACGCGGAGAAGATGACCGCCAAGTCCCTCAAGGCGATCGCGGACGGTCACTACAGCGAAGAGATTATGGCGGGCCGGTTGCGGTTGGTTGACGGCATCTCGCTTCACACTCACCAGGAGAACGGCGAGCAGTTTGGGTTTGAAGACGGCCACATTCGCGGGCACCTGGACGGCATCATCTTCGGGCTGGAACACTCGCCGGAAGATCACGTTTGGGAACACAAGTGTGTAAACGTCGAGAAGTTTGAAAAGCTGATAAAGCTGAAGATCAAGGACGAGCCGACCGCTTTGATGGAGTGGGACGAAATCTATTTCGCCCAGGCCCAGCTATACATGCACTACTTCGACATCAAGTGGCACTACCTGACGGTATGCACGCCCGGCAGCCGCAACGAAACGGCTTGCTTCACGGCGTTCAACCCAGACGCGGCAAAGCACTACATCGACAAGGCCAACAAGATCGCCAGCGCCGACAAGCCCCCGCCGCGCATATCCGAAAGCGCGGCATGGTTTCAATGCAAGATGTGCCCGTTCCCAGATAACTGTCACGGCGGCAAGGTGGCGGAACTGAATTGCCGCACATGCGTTCATTCGACGGCCACCAGGGGTGGGGAATGGGTGTGCGAACTGCATACCAAAGAACTAAATTCAGATGCACAAAAGACCGGCTGCAAGGATCATCTATTCAACCCAGGCTTAATGCCGGGAACGCAGACTGATGCGGGCGACGGCTGGATAGAATACAAACTCAACAACGGAAACATAATTAGGAACCAAAATGCTGGAATTGATTTCAAAGTGTGAGGCGAAGAATGCTGGTTTAAGGCATTACTTCACTGGAAACCCATGTCCAAAAGGTCACGTATCAAAAAGATACGTTTCTGGTGGTCATTGCTTTGATTGCATAAAAGAAAAAACAAAAAAAAGAAAAGTTTGGCACTCCGAATGGCAGAAAAAAAACAAAGAAAAGTGTATTAAATACTCCGCAGAATATAGAAAAAGAAACCCAGGGTCTGGGGCTAAATATATGGCTAAATTGCGTTTAAAAAAACGAAAAGAACTTCAAGAACGGGAACGTAAAATATACCAGAAAAATAAACAAAAATTCGCCAAAAAAGGAAAAATTTATAGAAAAAATAACCCAGAAATTTTTGCAACTCACGCACGCAATAGAAGGGCTTTGTTAAAGGGATCGGAAGGGACTCACACAAAAGAAGAAATTTTAAATTTGTTGAAAAAGCAAAATTATAAATGTGCAAATTGTTTAAAAAACACTCAAAAGTTTTACACGGCGGATCATATTATTTGTTTAAAAAAAGGCGGTAGTAATTACATCGGCAATATTCAAATTTTATGTACTTCATGTAATTCTAAAAAAGGCACTCTTGACTCAATTGTATTCGCAAAAAGAAATGGTAGGTTGGTATGAAGTTAAAATTAAGGCCGTACCAAGAAGAAGCCGTTGAATCTGTTTCAAAATGGTTCGAGGGGGATGGGCACAATTCAAATCCATTAATTGTTTTACCAACTGGCGCTGGAAAATCTCTTTGTTTGGCGGAAATATGTCGCAGAGCTATTTTAGAATACGGCAATATGAAAATATTAGTCGTTACGCATGTTATGGAACTTATCAAACAAAACCACGACCAAACACTACGTTTGTGGCCAGAAGCGCCTGTTGGGATTTATAGTGCAGGTATCGGAAGACGCGAGCATCAAGCTGATATTACGTTCTGCGGGATTCAATCTGTTCATAAGAAATCGCATTTATTTCAAAAAGTTGATTGGATAATTATCGATGAAGTACATTTGCTGGGGCGCAAAGATACTTCCATGTATCAAAAGTTTCTTGCCAGCCTTCGTGTAGCCAACCCACACATGAAGATCATCGGCCTGACAGCCACGCCATACCGGATGGACAGCGGGATGCTGCACCGGGGCGACGGGGCGATGTTTGATGACATTTGCTATGAATATAGCGTGTTGGACGCAGTTAAGGACGGGTTTCTATCCAACCTGATTACCAAGAACACCCGGCTGGAACTGGACACCAGTGGCGTCCATACCAGGGGCGGGGAGTTCATCCAGGCCGAGTTGCAGGATGCGTTTGACGAGGAGGGCATCAACCGTCGAGCCGTTGAGGAAATGATCGAGTGGGGGCAGGACCGCAACCACTGGCTGATCTTTGGTTCAGGCGTAAGCCATTGCAGTCACTTGTCTGAAATGCTGAACGAAAACGGCATTGATTGCCGGACCATTTTTGGCGACACGCCAAAAGACGAGCGCGCCGAAACGATTGCAGCATTTAAACGCGGTGAAATCCGCGCCCTTTGTTCTATGGGCGTTTTGACTGTCGGTTTTGACGCACCCCAGGTAGACATGATCGCCGTCTTGCGGCCCACAAAATCACCGGGGTTGTATGTGCAGATCGTCGGTCGCGGTATGCGTATTGCGGACGGCAAGGCCAATTGTTTAGTTTTAGACTTCGCCCGCAACATCCAGCGACACGGCCCGGTGGATCAAGCCAGGGTGAAGAACAAGGACCACAAAGAGAACACAGAGCCTAGCGACGGCCCGTTGGTGAAGAACTGCCCCCAGTGCCATAGCGTTGTGCATCTTTCCTGTATGCAATGCCCAGACTGCGGATACGAGTTCCCCAAGGAAATACAAATTGTATCCAAGGCCAGCGAACTGCCCGTTTTATCAAGCGGTAGCCCGTCCCATTGGGTGGATGTCGATAATGTCTATTACAGCACCCACCGAAAAGCTGGTAAACCTGACAGCCTGAAAGTGACGTATGCCTGTGGTTACCTGAAGTACAGCAATTGGATTTGCCTGGAACACTTTGGTTTCGCGGCTGAGAAGGCAAGAGCTTGGTGGCGGCGGAGTGGAGGTGGTAATCCTCCTGCTTCCATAGCCGAAGCGATTGCACGGCAGCATGAATTGAAAAAGCCGACCTCGATACAGATTAAGCGTAACGGTAAATTCGATGAAATCACTTCCTGCAAATTTGACGTGTTACGTATGCCGGAGGGAGAGGCGCGGCTTTCGGTTTAACCCGAAGGCCATCAATCTCCCCGGCCCGGTGCTGCACTTTTGCTCAATGAAATGTATGGAGAGCCGGATGATTGACCCGACCAAGAACGAGTTGAGGGCCTTGGAAAACGCCAGCCAAATGGCCGGACAGTACCTTGAATGGCTGAAGAAGACCGACATGGCCGAGTTCAATCAGCAGGAGTGGTCAGATCTTGTTGAAGTGATCGTGACAGGCTACGTGGACGGGATGGACAACCTAGCCACTAAGGCTATGAGGCTGGAGGAAATACCGTACTAACGTACCTGACCGTTAACGATGGAATGCTCACGCAGCGCCGCGTTGATCTGCGTTTCCGCTGATTGGACCTCCGAGGATGGTGAGGACGCGCAATTACTTAGGAGCAATAGAAGCGCCGACATACTTAAAACTAGAATTAAAAGCATCGTCCAATTGTGCCGCGACACCGGAGCCTCCACCAAAATAGCTTTTAATCCGTAGATTAATATCCGGCAGCATATAGGTGATGTATCCCGCTGCTCCGCCGTGGGCATCCAGACTTGCCTGCGTGATTCCGCAATCAAAAGTCATAAAACTAACCCACGGATTGCCGGGTTGCTGCGCTTCACCCTGGATGCAGAGCCCGAACGCGCTGTCGCCCGCGTACATGGCGACGGCTTGGCCGTTAATTGTGCCGAACAGAGCCTGCGCCGGGGGCGTTGCCCTGGCAGGCCCGCACAGCATCGCGTAAACCAATACTGTCACCAATAAACCGGACGCTCGCGCTGTCGTCAGCCATGATTGAAACTTCGCCATTTAGTTTCTCCTTAAACGCTTGGTCGTATGACGCGATCGGAATCAGGTCACAGTTGCCGCTTCGGGTCTGACAGCCGCTCAACAACAGAACGCTTATCGTGAGGGCTATCAACAAGGATTTGACCGATGCGCGCTGCGGCTTCAACATCTTGGGTCGCCTTCTTCACCTGCTCGCCCGCAACCGCACCGGCTTTCCACTGGATCAAAACCCAAGTGATAAAACCGATTGCGGCGAAGGCAAGTATTGCCCAAATCACGAAAAGGCAACCGGCTGCTTGGTCACAACACGGAGGATGAGATTGAGAACGCCGAGGATGGCGATCTGCGTTTCGGCGTCAATCTCAACGCCCAGTTTGCTGGCCGCGAAGGATGCGCCGACTGCGACGATATTTGTCCAGATCGTCTTGGAAAAGAGAATCGACTTGGTATCCATGTTAGCTCCTATTGTTCTGTAAAGAGTGCAACAACACGGCTTGCACGTTGCGGGGTCTGCTTGGCCCAGGCGCTGTCCAGGGCCTCTCTACGTGCCGTATTGTAATTCCGCCCCTGCAATGCAGCCAGCATCTTCTGGAACTTCAGGAGCCCCCCCAGGCCCATCTGGAAGGTCATGTTACCCACGGCTCGCTGGACGCCAGGAGGGGTGCTACCCAGCCAGGGGAGCGCCTTGGCAAGCTGGGCGTTAACCCGGCTGATGTCGTTATCCAGCATAGCCATAGCTTCAGATTCAGTAATGCCTACGTCGTCGAGGTTCCTGCCGACACCGATCGTAGTCTTCCCGGCGGGGCACAGGTACGGCTTGAGCCGTATGCCCTCTTCGGCAATCAGATCGTCGCGCAGGCTCATCGCCGCTCGCCAAGGTACTTAATGTCGCGTTCAGTCACGGAAAGGCGGACATCCAGCACGTTGATGGACTTCACGGTATCTTCGTGTTGGGTAGCCATCAGGGTAGCCATGTGGTCAAGTTGCCCGACGAGCCGATTGCCAATCCATCCCCCCATCCCGATACAAGCCGGGATGCCGATAATGACAAAGATGCGGGAGATGATAGTCCCCGGCCCGTTCATTAAGGCTTCCTTGAAGGGGCGCTTCTCGTTCATTTGGCAAGGCTCCTTACGGCGCGTTTAGCGCGAATAGATGAAATGTCTGGGTGCGTGTAAACGGGGCCACCCTTGGCTTTAGAAGGGATTTCCTGTTGAGATTCTTCAGAGCGAACCGCGTTTAAAACTGGGGGAATAAAAGTTTTTGGGTTCAAAACTCTTTCGGCTAAAGAAGGCGGGGCGATTTGTTTATTTCCAATAGAACTTTGCAAGCCAGATGCCTGATTTAATTTTTCATTTTTTGTAATCAATCTTGCAATATTTCCTGCTGTGGCAATACTAATTCCAGGAATCGCGCTCATGATTGCGGAGGTCTTATTCGATTGAGTAAGCCCGTAAGTCGCCGGTCCCAAAACACTAAGTAAATAAGGGGTAATGTTGGGTTTTGACAATCCGAACGATTCCCCAAAGCGGCTAACGGGGCCCGGTTTTCCAGCAATGGATTTTATCGCCTGCTGCTCTTCAGGAGAATAAAAACGCAACTCTCCGTCCACATCATCAGCTAAATGTGTGAATTGAGTACGAATATAGTCTTCTGGTTTATCCCTTAACTTTGAGGCGTCGATTATTTCTTGAATGTTTTTATTTTTCAAATAAGCGGACGCAAGTTTTTGGGCCTTTTCCAAGGCGGCTTTAGCGGTGTCTAATCCATTGGGATTGTTTGTTGTAATGTCATTGGGGGAAAGATTAATTTGATAATCTTTAATAGCTTTTCTGACTATATTGGAAAAGTTAGAATCACCCCTATCGACAGACCCAGCGGCCTCAGACGCCTGCTGGTGCATTGTATCCAAGTCTTGAAATCTGATGGGTGACGCGCTTGAGTTGGCGTATTTTTTATTTAAGTATTTCAGCAAAGACGCAGTTTCTCTATGAGCATCAGAATCATATCTGGTGTTTTGCAACTTTGAAGTCAGGTTGTCTAAAAATGTTTTAAATGAAGCTGGGTTAACTTCCACTCCAGCCGCATCAACAGCTTTATAAGCCGCGTCTTTTTCTGTTTTTATGGTGTCAAGAGTTGGGCCTTCGCTTTTTAAAGAAAGGGAACTCTTAATACCGGGGAGAACAGACGGCACAAGACTGGCAAAAAAACCAAGGGTTGGGCTGTTTGTTTTTTCAGTAACATACTGTTGTGTGGCACCAGCGATGGGAGCCACGGCCATCTGGGTAGCTGGTTGACTGGACATCGCGCTGTAGATGCCCTTCATAACCCCCGGCCCGGCCTTTTCAGCGAGCCTGGCAAAAGCTGGAAGGGTTGACCCAGTGCCGGTCGCCGCGCCAGCGCCAGCCTCTATAATTCTTCCCAATGTGTTTTTTGCTTCTGGTATCCCACTTAAAAGCGGCTCTACGGCTTCGTTGTAATTCGGTATTTTTGGTGCTTTTTTAAAACCAGAAATATCCAGACCTTTATTAACAATGGCGGATATTGCGTCGTGCGCCAAAGGATATGCAGACCCAGCCGCCATGCCGAGCGGTATGGCTTCTGGCCCAACAAAGGGAGTCGCGATTGCTCCGATCACTCCCCCTATAGCAGTGGGGGCCATGCCCTTTGCCGTCCCCCTTACAGCGGAGCCAGCGTATTGAGAAATGTCTGGTTCAGGTTGAGGATTAAACTCCTGCTGGATTTGTTCTGGAGTAAGTTTATTTCCACTGTCCTTTGGAGAAACGGTTTCACCAAATTCCTTTGCCACTTCTTCAGAGCTAAGACGCCCCTGAGTTTGCGCCATTTTATTCCCCCGTTTTTTTCAAAGCAGGGGTGCGACCCAAATAGTCAGGTTTAACAATAGTCAAAATTGGATCGCCGTTTTCATCTTTACCGTTGTATTGAAACAAATTACCTGTTTTCCCGACAACAACAGTTCCTTTAGCAGTTCTATTAAAATCTGGCGGCATACCGTAAAAATTACCAGTCCGCCTGGCTACGGATTCTTCATAAAGATCAATTGGATTTTTGTTCCTGAACTCCTCTTCAAATGCAGGTCTATTTTTCCAACCTGATTTTTGTGCGGCCTTCCAAGAATTAATCATATCGTGTTTTTGTTCCAACTCAGCAGCCGTGCTGACTAGAACATTAAAATTTGTTTGCGGCAAAGCATCTGGGCTTAAGATTGACTTCATTTTTAAACCCAACTCACTTTGAGTCCATCTTGAGTTCATCCCCCTCATGCCGCTCATGGCTTCATCTATAGTCTTTTTAAGCGTTGCTCCGACAGCGGCTGGATCAAGGCCCTTTAAAGAAATTTGATCCATGCCAAACTGCCTACGGCCTTCATTTAACGCATTAACAAATCCAGCCTCAGTTGTAGCATACGGGTTTGATTGACTGAGTTTCAACAAGTTGCCCATAGCTCTAATCTGATTTAAACCATGAGAAATATCAGCATCCTCGGCGCTTGCTTCCGTATCTCTCTTCAGACTAGTTTTCTTTTGTTCCAAAAGGAGAGGGTCAACCTCTGCGGTTGGACCATTGGATTCAATATTATAACCACCATCCTTGGGGGATTTTGGCATAACAGTTTTTATAGCCCCCGAATCTGGGTCAACCGTCGGTGTTTCAATGGCGGCACCATCTCCGCCATTAGGCACAGGTGCATCAATTGGATTAGGTGGCTTTTTAATACCAGAAACACGCGGCGGTACGGGTGCCGTGGCTGTTTGCGGTGAAACACGCGGCGGTACGGGTGCCGTGGCTGTTTGCGGTGAAACGAGCACAGGAGCAGGAGCCACCGGCGCGCCGGGCGGGGAACCTACAATAGGGGGGTAACCAAACACAGGCGCTGTCTGCCCGCGCGGAACATAAAGGCGTGGGGTATTGGCGGCTGTGGCGGCAGCATTTCCACCGGCAATGCCAAATTGATATTCAGGCGATCCAACCGACCCTGGAATAAAATGGGATTTATTGTCTGTTCCGGTATAACCGTATCTAAGCATGTTAGTTAATGCCTGCCTTGCGGCTGTACCGGCGGCATTGGGAAACGCTGCTCTTTCGTTAAGGTCTGCCCAAACATTAGGGTCCATAAACGGAGGGGCGGCATTCCCTCCGCCACCTTGCGCCGGGGGACCGCCCACTCCCGTAGAACCAGGGGTAGGCTCGCCTTCTTGAGCTTTCATTCTTTTAAGAGTCGCCATCCACGGGAGCATGGATACAGCAGATTTGATTGCTCCAGATTCGGCGGCAATAGATTTCAATCTTTGTTGAGCGCGTAGTGCTTGCAGTTTCTGCAATTCGTTAAGACCATAAGCACCACCTTCGCCAATAGAGCCAAGAAACCTTGCTCCAGGTTGCGAAGCCGACTTCATTATTGCCAGGCCGGTTTGAAGAAGAGCCATCCCAGCATCTTTGTGGTCAAGAGGCTGTTGAGCGGACATTTTTGTAACGTCTTTAGTGATGGCGTCTCTCATGCTTTTTGGAAGCATGGCAAGCATAGCGGCATTGCTTCCTTCAGTACCTTCACCCGTATTAACTATGGCGGGGTCTTCTTTTTCTTGGCTAGTGTCTGCCCCCGTGTAGCTATTCGGATCATCCCCATCCGTGCCTTCGGCATACCCCCTTACCGCCCCGCCAGCGGCCATAGCGGCAACCTTACCGGCATCGGCGGCACCTGACATCAGGGCTGCGGTTGACGGGTTCTGCGGCGCCTCTGGCGCGGCCTGGCGCTGCTGGATTTCGGGCTGCTGTTCCGGCCCTTGGCCCATCATTTTTTGCCGCACAGCGGCCATGAACGCTGGGCTCATTTGGCTCACGCCAGTGCTGTCGCCGGTCATCTGCGGCGGTGCAGCGCCGCCCTCCATCTGCGGCGGTACGGGCGCGTTCGCCCCACCACGCATTGCGTTCAGCGCGCTCATCGCCGCCATACGCTGCTGCGGCGTCCCCCTGGGATCCGTCATCATCGCCATCAGCATGTCAGGCGACATTTGCGGCTGCATCGGATTAATCGGCATTATGAAGCCCTCGCAAACATGCCGAGTCCACGGCTAGGTAGTTTGCCGTAGCTGGACTTCTTTAACGAGCCCTTTTTGATTGCGCCGCCTTTGGCCGCGCCGAGGACTTTCGCCCCGCCGACAACGGCTGTGCCCAAGCCAGCCAATTGCCCCGCCAAACTAGCGCCGGGGGCCTGGGTCGCCGTCTGGCTTGTCGCCGTTTGACCCGGTGTGCCTGCGGCTGCGGAAGCGGCTTGGTTGATGTTTTGGAACGGAGCCGTAACCTGTCGATCAACGAGCGCCTTTTGCGCGTCAATATTTTGCTGCTCAATCGAGCGCGTTTGCTCACCAACGCCCTGCTGTGCGGCGATCTGTTGCAATGTGTTGCCTTGAGCGGCGTTGGCAAGGTTAATGCCACTCGCGCTAGAGGCAAGCTGGCCCTGTTGCGCCGCTTGGGTCAAATTGCCTAACCCAGCGCCAACACCGGCCATGCCCTGACCAGCCGCCAAGATGCGGGCCAGGTCGGCTTGGCTGGCTTGGATGTTGGCCTGACCAATGCTCTGGATGCCCTGCCCAGCCTGTAGCTGACGGTTGGCGTCTGACCCGACAAGCCCGGCTGCGGTAGAGCCAAGCGCGGCATTGGCGCTGCCAAGGTTGCCAAGGCCGGACGCTACGTTGCCAAGGCCGGACGCTACGTTGCCGTAGCCGGACGCTACGTTGCCGTAGCCACCAGCGGCACCCTGTAGAATCTGCTGCTGCTGCGTACCCAAACCGCCCGCCGTACCGGCAAGCTGCGCCTGACGCGCCAGGTCGGCCGAAGACGCACCGAGGGCCTGTCCGTATCCAGACTGCAAGGCTTGGGCCTGCTGGTTAAGGATGCTCTCCTGCGTGTCACGCGCAGCGCGCCCGACCAGATCGCGCTGGCGGGTCGAACCATAGCCGCCAGCCTTGATGAAATCGCTGCTAATCTGAGGCAAGATATTCTCAGACAGATTGCGCGCACCAAGCCTGGCGATCTGGTCCGTTACGGCTTGGTTGTACGGATTCATGTACTGCCCAACCTGTTGAGCAGACGACTGCCCAGCGGCTTGCAGGTACGGGGACGCCGAGGACAGCCCTAGAGCGTTTGTTGACTGGCCATACATATTAGCAGCCTGACCATACTGTCCAGCAGCCTGACCATACTGTCCAACAGCCTGACCATACTGTCCAGCAGCCTGCCCGTATAAGCCCTGCGCTTGGGCTGCGTAAGGGCTAAACACGTTGGCCGTATTAGTGCCTGCCGCCTGGTTATACAACCCCGTGGCCTGGTCGAACTGCCCCAGCCCCGCTAGTCCTGACTGTCCGGCTGCTGCCTGTTTATAATAGTCAGACGCCTGCCCATAGGACGGAGCGCCAGCGCCGTAGATATCCATGCCGGAGGCTCTGCCCAATGCGCCCTGGGCGTTTTGGAAGGTGCCTGCTTGGCTTCCCTGCAAATCACGGATTGATTGAGCGGCACCAGTAATGTCAGCATTAGTACCAGCCGTTAGCGGCTGGTTGGTGTTTTGCGTCCACCCGCCCAGAACTGGCTGGCCCTTATCATCCAGGACTGGCTTCCCATCAGCGCCAAGTTGAGGCTTGTTTGGGTCATATGTGGACCCGTAAACCTGCGGCGCAGCCTGCGCCAACTTGGTAACGGACGGGAACAGCGCATTGCGGAATGCCTGTGTCGCAGGATCGAGAACCTGCTGCTGAGTTACATAAGATGTAGTTGAGGCCGGAGAACCGCCGCCACCCATAGCAATAACCCCTAAAGAGTTTTAGTCAGTGTTAAAGATTGAAATTTGTAACCAGGGTCAGACTCGTAAACCTTTTTCCATCCCAAGCGACCTTCAATTTTAACGCGGTAACAACCGATATCTTTTGCGTGTTTTTCTAAGTAGCTTTTAGATTCCATCAAATCGGACTTCTTACCACCGGCTGCAAAAACAGATAGTTCAGTAAACCTGGGGTACGTCACCAACTCAGTAATAAGGGCCGATTGCTTTATCGTCCAAAGCTGAAGACGCTTTGCCAATATCATAGACAAAACATCCTCCTCAGTATGCGTCCCACCCAATCTTTTTATGGCTGGGTTGAGAACGTCGCGTACATTTATCCAATCCTGAATCGTCGGAGGATTGTGCAGAAATAGCGGGCATTCGATTTTAGCTACAAAGCTCATTATGCGCTCAACAGAGAACCAAGTCCCTTTTGCTTAGGCGATGCAGTTTTGGGGTTCTTGCGGCCCGCGTTGCTGCGGATCTTTTGTTTGATTTCCTCAAGCCGCTTTTGGCCCGTGTCGTTGTCGCCGTTGCCAAGGTCCGAAACCGTTGCCGCGTCGAAAACGTGCTCCCCATTCGACAACATCGCCGGGATGTCGTCGCTCTTGCCGTCGCCAGCGCCCTTAACGGTTCCGCCGTGGCGGGTGTTAAAGTGAATTGATTGCGGTACAGCCGCAGACGGCGGCAGGCCAAGGCTAACATTGCCGCCGTTGGCGTACATGGTCGGTTCTTGCAGGGCGTTCCCGTAGATATCCGTCTGGCTAGCAACCGGCTGGCTAACAAACTTCAGATTATTTTTTGGCTTCAACCAATTAAACACAGCACCAGGGTCATACGGCTGCGTTGGCGGCAACTGCATGGGGGTTACAGGGTCCGGTGTTTCAGCCAATGAACCACCCAACACTCCGCCGATTCTTGACGCATTGTTTGTAAGGAATGAGGAAAGCCCAGAGGGCGCAGCCGTAGCGGCGGCACCTGGCACTAATGCCGCGTTTATAGCTTTATCCCCTATAATTTTAGAGGCTTCAGCCCCCGTACTCATGGGGTTCCAGCCACCACCGCTCAACCCCTGCCCCAATTCGGCACCGGCTGCGCTAAAAGCGCCGCTTTTAAGAATGTCACCTAGGTTAAACTTCTTCCCCTCAACAAGCTGTTGAGCGCCCTTTCCTGCGGCGCTGCCCAGCCCGGCGGCGAGAACGCTGCCCATCCCAGGGGCAAGCAAGTTAAGACCAATGCTGCCAATAAAAGGGAGCAGTTTTGATAGAAAACTATATTCCCTCAATCCAGTGCGCGGATTGAAGCTAGGGCCACCCTGCATTTTATCCAAGGTGTGGACCTCGCCATCAGACATATGTACGAGGTTGTCATCGCCGTTACGCCCATGCCGCTCGATCTGCTGCGCGGCCTGTACCAATCCCATCGTCATGGCTTACTCGCTAAGATTTGGATAAATCGTTGCGCCCAGGTGTCGAAGTCGGAGAAATCGTATGGATTGGGCAGAACTATACCATTCAAAGAAGATAAAAGTAACGCCGCAGACCCCCAGATTCGCCAGTCCTCCGGCCTCTGGATGGACGGCAAAACACCAAACTCGTCCATATACATGGCCATAGCCCCGGTCCATTCCACGGCATTAAGCCCCTGTGGGGATATGACGTTGACGCCCATTAGGAGGTGATCCTGCCGTCCGCCGGGCGGACTTGGGCCACCGTATCTCCCATCTCGTAGTTGCCGCCCACGACGTTGCTTTCAAATCTAAACCGCATCTGGCGGCGCTGCTCACGGATGTAAACAACCTGTTCATCAGCCGAGGTCGCCGTCGCGGGGAACGTTATGGGGTCGCTACTGGCCTGTGGAGCGCGGGCATTGGAATACGATCCGGTAACTTGGACGGTCATATCCCCCGATTGCACAAAATCCGGCTCAAAGTAATCAACGTACAAGCCCTTATTGCTGTTGCCCTGCATCTCGGCTGGCCAGATAGCGTTGGTTTCAAAGTACGACTGCACGGCTAGGGTTTGAATGCCGTCCACTTCGTCGGTGCCAAATTCCTGCTGCCAAAGCTTGTACCGTGAAGCGCCGGAATTAATGGTTGTAAATGTCCCCACGGCTGGTACGCCAGCGCCGGATTGGGCAAGGCTGTAAGAGCCGGTCTTTGACCCAGCGGTTGTGGAGGTAAAGATAACGGATGTGGCATTTTGCACAGCCGTCCAGCCGGAGTAGGTGCCCGCCGCGATTTGCTGCGCCGTGGTCGTCAGCGAGCCGTTGTTGGTCGCCGTAACATTAACGGCTGTTGCGCCGTTAAGGACGATATTGTAACTGGCAGCGGACGTGCTGGCAGTCGTAACCGCCAAGGACACGACAGCCTTGTTGGGGACCGGATCAACACCGGTCATCAACGGCGAACGGAACACCCGCGCGAACTGGCCGGTGGAGCGGCCTACGTTGGGGAGTTCAGTATCGTACCAAACCGCATACCCCAGAATGCGCGAAAGCCGCACGTTGTAAATTACAGCATGGGTACATTCCGTGGCATCACCACGCGGATAGCACCACCAGATTTCACCCCAACGCGGAACCTTGAAGGCAAACACCTTCTGGGACTGGTTGTAATTCAGGTTGTCGTAGAACCAATTAAGGTTCATGCCGTTTTCAAGTTCTTGAATAACGCCGTTAAAACTCAAAAAGTGATCTATGCCAGCCCAGTAATAAATGCCGTCGTACTCAATGACGGACTGTGAGGATAGCAAGCTATAGGCGGAGGTGATGTTGTCGAAGTTGAACAACGTAGTGCCGCCCACATACGTCATGCGGACAAGGGATTCGACGCCCCAGATCAAGCCGGAAGGGCCGTTGCCCGCACCGGCCCGCACAGGCAATCCGTACACCAGTTTAGACGCCGTTGGCCGGTACGAGTTGGGCCACGATGTCACCACATCATTCTCAAGGCTTACGTTCACAACACCATCATGTCCAAAACTGACGGCAAACGGATTGAGCGCAAATACGCCGCCAGCCACAGACGGCGACCCAGTGGCCACCAAAGGTGCGGAAGTAAGAACGTCGCCGTAATAAACAGGGGTGTCGGTCGAGGATGATATGTCAGCTAGGTTCGGCCCGGCGTGGGCAAGCAGAACAGAGCTTGTTGCCGCCCCATCGTACAGAGTGTCGAACTGCCAAAGATTATTATTATCAACCGCAAACCCGACTGGCGTTCTATCCGCGATCGCGGACACGCCCCCGGTCTGGTTTATCAAAAATCGCTGTAACCCACCCGACCAGCCGGTATGTGTGTACGTGTCCTGATCGCTGTTAAAAACATGAAGCCCTCTGGAGATTCCAGATAACTCATCAGTCAGACGGCGATAGCCGCCCATCTTGCGCGGCAGGCCCTTACGTAACTGGAAGCGGCACCATTGCGTATCGACATAGTTCTCCCCCTCCAGAAGTGTACCGTCGCGTTTACACCCAGGCTGAGAGGCTACCTTGAGAGGCGTCAGGTCAGCCATTAGCTGAACATTCTCACATAACTAAAGGCGTCAATCGTGCTAGGCACATTGAGGTTTGCCTGCGCGCCGGTCGCCGTGGTCGCGCCAGTTCCGCCCTGGCTAATCGGGATCGGTGTGCCAAGTCCCAGAGTCTCAGCGAGGATCACATCCGTTCCATTGGAGTAAAGAATTGATCTGGTCGATGAGTTTGTAATAGAAACGCCAGGGCTCGCCTGTGTTATCGTTCTGACGCCAAAGATAAATGCGCCGGTTGTTGAGTTATCAACCCAATACTGCTGCACGGTGGACGGGACGATAACGTCAATGTTGCCAGCCAAAGCGCCGGTAAACTTGATCGCCGTCTTGTTAAGCTCAAGGCCGCTCAACGTGTAAGTCCCGCTCAACCCGGCGAGGCTAACGGTCAGGTAGCTAAATGCAAACACCGGGTTCTGACCAAACCCAACGGTATACATATTGCTACCATCAGTAATGATGATAACCGTATCGCCGGGGTTCAGGGTCTTCGTCGCGCCGCCGTCGATCAAGCCGCTAGGCGGTGTGAGTACAAGCGCCCCAGTGCCCTGGTTGGTGATGTTTGTGAACCAGCCGCTTGTAAGTGTAGCTAGCGCGCTAAAGTTAAAGATGCCAGCGCCGCCGGTCCAGATCACCAACGCGGCCCGCTGTGCCGTCGTTAGGGTCTGCGGCGTAGAACTGTAAGAGAACCCGCACGGGTACTCTTGATTCAATGTGGTGGTGATGGCCTTAATGCCAAGGCCAGCCAATGCAGCGGGCGAGGCGGACGATGTGCCAGCGCCCATCTGATAAGTTCTGTACGCGCCGGACGCCGTGGTGTTGTTCGTGACATACGCCGACCAAGCCGCGCCGGAGGTCGCCGTGATGACAACGTTACCGGCGTTATCTAGCACCGTGAATTGATTGGACCCGACGTTGTTGAACAGCGCGTTATAGCCGACCGAAACTTGGTTTGCTGGAGGAAGCGTGAACGTCAGGGAGCTAGCGGTGAAGCTGATGTCGTTAATCGCAGCGACAACATTCTGGCTGGAAGCCGCTTCAATCGGCCACACAGACGTAATGCTGGTAGACGCCGTGTAAGCCTTATAGCTAGGCTGCGCCGGGTCGAGCGTTCCGCCGCCAAATACGTTTGTAAAACTTGTCACGCCGTATTCCTTTTCTGAGCACGGTCGAGAATTTTCTGCAAATCTTCGTTATTCAATCCAGACAAATCGCGGTCGTAAGCCTGTGACCAAGCGGCGGCTTGTTCGGGATTCTTTAGGTATGTGAACGCCTCAACCAACGTGCCGTGGAGTAGGGCGTTGGGCGCGTACTCGGTCAACCAATTCGTTTGCGTTGTGTCGTCAAGCAGCGGCGGAAGTTGCCAATAATTGATTTCATACGGAAACGTAGTCGATGGAGTCGGCACAAAAATAAGATGGTCGTAATCATAGTCCGCGTAGTATTTCGGCGTTCCCGTCTGGGTGTCATCCGGCCAGTACGTGCGGACATATTCATACGAACGCGGCAAAACAGAAACGCGGGTGTTGAATGTCGTCGCCGTGCCGATGTTGGTGCCAACGTTTACGCTGATTGTCTCCCGCCATCCAGTCGGCTTGGGGTAGACGCCCAGCGATGTCGTGAACGCCGAATTGGCGTTGTTGATGAACCCCTGGATTTTTAGTTCGCGAGCAATCTGACGCTCCCTGAGATTGATAAACCCAGGAAGCTGGACGTTAAACTGCGCGTCTACAGATGACCCGCCGCGTTCGCAATAAGAGCGAACGTCGTCCTGCAAACTGGCAAAGGTCATCGCAGTAGGCATTTATACCACCGGCCACGCAGC